GAAATAAGCCAAAGACATAGAGAAGATATTGTGAAGGAATTAAATGATGTCACGGATGACTTAGCGTACTTAAAAGGCAGGATAAACGGAAAGTGAACAAGAATCAGGTGGACAGTTGGAGAACAGATACTCAAGCTAGACTTGAGGAATTGACCGTTATGAGCGCTAAGCAATCAGGTGAAATAAGCCACATCAAGGAAACGGTAGATGAGATAAAGACTTTAGTAAAGGAACAGAATGGCAGGGTTCGTAAATTAGAATCTTCTGTATCAAGCATACAGAGTGTAGGTTCTTTCGTAGCTCTTGTATTTGGTTCATTAATCGGATGGTTATATAAAGGAGACGTATAATGGAATGGATTCAGAATAATTGGGTAAGCATTGCAGGTGCAGTCGCTGTAGTAGGCGGCGGTTTGTATATACCATTCGTAAGGGGACTTGTCATCACAGGACTTAAAACTGTAGTTAGCGAAGCAGTCTTAAAGAAAGTCGCTATACAGGTTGTCGAAAAGCTTGTTAAATCAAGTAAGAATAAATTAGATGATATTTGGTTCGCTCAGTTTAAAAAGAATGTGTACGATGCCTAGGTTTAGCACAAAAAGCAAATCTAAACTCCACACTTGTCATGACAATTTAATCGGATTATTCAATGAGGTTATTAAACATTTTGATTGTACGGTTATAGAAGGGAATAGGGGTCAGAAGAGACAGGATGAAGCGTTTAATAAAGGGAATAGTAAAGTCAAGTTTCCTAATGGTAAGCATAATAAAAGTCCGAGTGCTGCTGTGGATGTTGCGCCGTATCCGATAGACTGGAGTGACCGTGATAGGTTTCATTACTTTGGTGGCTTTGTTCTCGGAGTGGCGAAACAGATGGGTTTGAAGGTCAGGTGGGGTGGAGACTGGGATATGGACACCCAAACGAAAGACAATAAATTTGACGATTTAGTTCATTTTGAAATAATAGAATAGATGCCTAAGCAAGTTCATTATATTAGAGATTTTTCAGGTGGTGTCAATAGCCAGCGAAACCCTAGAGATATTAATGAGAATCAATCTCCTTTCTGTCAGGATGCAATGGGTGACAGGCTTGGTATGCTTAGAACTATGGGTAACGGCGCTGGTGGGCTCCGTGCAGTTAATAACTCTAGTTCTGCGAAAGCTGTTGCTACGCTTACCAGTACTGATATAGCTGGTGCTAGAGGTCATGGGTTTAAACATTTTGAATTGGATTATGACGAAGGTGGAGCAGAGGAAGAGGGTGGCGAACATTATCTTGCTATAGTAGATTCATATGGAGAGCTTAACGTATGGGACTATACTAATAATGACTGGGCGGCTCCTAGCGGTGCGGATTTAAGTACAACTGGAGCTTCTGATATACAGGCTGATATTATTACTCTTGACAATGGGTTGAGAATGCATGATACCGACTTAGTTAATGGGAGCACCCCTAAATATTATAAATATATTAAACGAAGCCAGTTAACCACTAACCGAGACGGTTTTTATGGTGGTGCTACAACTTTACTGCCGCCTGTAGCTGGAGACCATACCGGCTCCGCATATCTCGATGGTTCTATAAATTTTGATGTTACAGAACAAACAGATGCTGCGAGTCTTGGTACTTGGAAAGATACTGACTATATATTCGCGTATAGTTTTGTGTACGATGGCAACCAAGAGTCTACGTTAAGGGTTTGTCCAACAACATTAGCTGATTCAGCAGTTACAGCTAATAAGCCATTTAAAGTGGATGTTCGCGTGGCAAATGCAGGTGGGGCAACAGATTTTGATGCCCGTATTACAGGTGCTCGTATATATTGGAAATATTACGATGAAGTTGAAGAAAAAATAGCTGAGGGGGAATGGAATCTATTTGTAGACTGTGACTTTACAGGTGGCCTTGTTATTGAAGATACAGATGTAGATAATACTCAAACAACAGTTGATACCGCCAATGACGGCACCACTGACACCTCAGACCTAGCCGTAGGAATGGAAGTCGCCAGTTCATTGGGCGGTGTCCATATCGGAACGAAGGTAGCCTCCATAACAGACGTTGATACTTTTGAAATGACTAACGCTGGTACGGCTAGCCCTACAAATACTAATTTAACATTTAGACGTTCAGGTAAGCAATTTGGCATACGTGGTAAGCTTAGTGATGAATACACCATGTGGACATTGAATGCTGCTGGTGATTATACAGCAACTATTCTATTACAAGACCCATCTATTGATACCTATGCGACTATTAACGGATACAGTAGCAATGAAGGAAAGTTATATATAGGTGATTCTGCGGACGGTTATAAGGCATCTGTATTTGCAAACCGGAGAATGTTTGTTGCCGGTGTTAAAATGACCTTTGAAGATGGCGTACAGAGACAAAAGCTTGATAGAATAATGTATTCACCTGTTAATAAACCAGATGTATTTCCATTAAGTAATTACGTTGACGTTGTACAGGGAGACGCAGAACCATATATTAAATTAGAATATGTTGGTAATAAACTTTTCGCTTTCAAATTAGATAACCTATATGTAATTAATATTGGAAATGCAAATCCTGCTGGCTGGTATTTAGAGAGTACACATAAAGGTATGGGTGTCATGTCAAGTGGCGCAGTATTCAAAACAGACTTTGGTTTAGTGTGGGCAAATCCGAATGGTTTATATGCATATCAGTCTGGTGGGGGTATTGCTGAACTTACGGAAGATAAAGTGTTAAGCGGGTATAAAACTGATAGTTATGGCGTGTCATCTTGGGGTAAGCTTATAACAGTTGGTACTATTGTAGGCTACGATAAAAAAGAAAAAGAGATTGTAGTAGTTCTTGACTCTGGTTCCGTTACAATCGACCAAGGCTTTGGCGGTAATGGTGCGGATGTGGTCGTATATGACTTGGAAACCAAATCGTTTTTCTTTGGTAAGAATAGACTATTAGGTGCGAGTGTTGCTTCAAATTTTGATTATGATTGGAACGGGGATTTGATATATGCAAGTGAGGTAGGCAATTCTGTGACTACAAAAGCTTGGCAGTCTGACGACCAAACCTCCACTGCCTTTTTATATCAAACAAAAGATTTTGACTTTGGCACCCCAGCAAGATATAAAAAGGTATATGCTGTTTATTTAACATATAAACATAGTCATGCAACCGCCGCCGCTACTTTTTTAAAATATGCAAAGGATGGTGCGGCTGCATTTGTTGCTACTGACGGAGATGGCTCTACTGCATTAGCAACTAATTCTTTTGACCAAGCAACAGCTTTTGAAATCCATAAAGTTACCTTTACAACCCCGCTTAAATGCCAAAGTATTGCCTTGCAATTAAACGGTGGGACGAATGCTACTAAAATTGAAATTAATGATATTGGTATTGAGTATAGACTATTACCATCAGCTAAAGTGGCGGCTACCTAATGCCTATTGTATACGATAAAATTAAGACTAATTACATAGCTCCCGAAGAGCCATCTGGTGTAAATGATTATATAGATACTGCCTCCAGTCACCCAAATAGGGCGCCTGTAGTTGGTAGGTCTGAGGCTAGGGAGGGTACAGTATTAAGTTACTTTGATGATAGCAAGGGTGATATAGAAGCCGTAGGTCATGGTGGCTATCTACCCGACCTTAAGCACAGAAAAGTCTCGTTTCCTATTGATGATTTTTTTGAAGTAACAGCTGTTGGATTGCAAGCTAAAGCTTACGCATATGCTGGTGGCGCTACATTTGTAGAATATTCTGAGGCAATTGAAGATGCGTCAGCTGGAGAAGGAGGCGTGGCTTGTGTATTGCCCGGTACTAAAGTTATAACTAAGCGTGGTGAAATAAACATAGAAGACACCAAGGAAGATGATTTGATATTTGTGTTTGACTTTACTGAAGAGACTTTCGGCTATTCTCCTATTTCTGATATGTTAAAAGGCAAGCCTGTAAAAGGATGGACTGAATTAGAAACAGAGATGGGATATAAATTAAAGTGTTCTAATACCCATCTTATATACCATCCCGATTATGTTAACTGTGCTATTCCAATAAACAAACTAAAGGTTGGCGGTCAACTATATGTATATAAGGATGGGGAGATTGTAGAGGATTTAGTTAAATCAATTAAAGTACACAATGAAGAAACTAATGTATGGAACTATGAGTTAGAGTTTACACATAATTATATTAGTGATGGAGTATTGTCTCACAACGCACTTCCAAAAGACCCTGCAACTTTCTCGCATAGCTATGTAATTCGTAAAGATTCAGACCTTGAAAAGGGTGATTTGGTAAAGCTGGATGAGAGTAATGAAATGGTTAAATCTGATAGCAAGGAAGA